TGTTAACAGAAAAGGAGGTAGTAGAGTTCAAACCTACTACCACTAAAGATAAAACTTTTAATGTTTTCTATACTAAAGATAATATAGCATATGACGCTATGTTTAGATTGGATGATGATGGCCGAATGAACTACCATTATAGAGAAGTGGAGGAAGACCCAGACTTAACAATGATTTCATTCGGTGCAAATACTATTGATGAAACTAAAAGTCCTTGCAAAGTTTCTGAAGTTATCGAACACAATCTTAATTTATTCAATGAAAATGCAATGCTTCTTATTGTTGCTCGCTTAGAACATATGGCAATAGAAGACTATTGGGAATGGCGTCAAGAATTAGGTACAGATTTTGATGAATGCAGTATGAGGGTATGATGGAAATAATAGTAGACGCACCAACACCGGAACTTAAGAAAGCAATAGAAAATAAAATAGCAGATCATTTAAAAGGTCTTAGAGAAATAGAAAGGGAATACAATGACAGACTCACAAACAAAAAAGATAAAGAAACATCTTGAAAGTGGAAAACGAATATCAGCTTTAGATGCTTTAAATAAATATGGTTGCTTTAGATTAGCGGCTAGGATTTATGATTTAAAAAAAGAAGGAATGAACATATATAAATTTACTATTTATGATCCTTCTACTTATAATTATGCTGACCCTAAACTAATAACATTTTATAAGTTAGCACCTAAACTATAAACAAAAGCCCTGCTCAGCATGGAGGAACTGGGCAGGGCAAAGCGTGGTGAACAGGGAGAAACACACGCTCATTTCAAAATACATAATCAAACAAATAACGCAAGAGATTTCTATGGAACAAGATGAATTAAAAGCGCACCGCAAATGGATACAAATACAAATAGCAGTCATGAGACAAAAGTTTTTTATGAACTATATGCAACCGCAAGTGTATGAAGCGTTCATGTTATCTTGGGCTGATGCATTGCAAGACTATAGCCAAGAAGAAATAACAAAAGCAATTGCTCAATACATTTCTCAAAGCCCAAAGATTGCACCTAATGAGGGACACATAAGGCAAATCATTATGAGAAACAGGCCAAGAGTTAAGCCAGTACCTAAAGAACCAGAGCCAAAGAAAGATTTACCAACCATTGAGGAACGCAAAAAGATAGCCGCATCTCTAGGCTTAAAGGTAGTTCCATAACCCCCATGTTTTGGAACTAAATATACGTCAATAAAGATGATTAATTAACGTATGACCACCCTTGCAATTACTAATGTTATGTAATAATAATATATAATATGGAGGATATTATGAATAGAAAAGGTTTTATCGGTGGCTCTGATGCAGTTAAGATTATGCGCGGAGAGTGGCTAGATTTATGGAAGATTAAAACAGGTCGCATTGAACCAGAGAATTTAGATCATGTGCTACCAGTACAGATTGGCATACTTACAGAAGATTTAAATCTCTCTTGGTTTGAGCGTGAAGAAAATGTATTAATTATTAATCAACAATTACAACTTGAAAAAGATTTAGATGGTGTAAAGATTAAAGGAACAATTGATGGTGAAGTTGTAAGAGCCACAATTAAATCACTAAAAGATACTAGTCGTTACATTATTGAAGCTAAACATACTAATGCTTTTAATAATATGAAGAAAGTATCAGAGTATTATCAAGCACAAATGCAATTGTATATGTGGTTAGCAGAAGCAGATAATTGTTATCTCTCTGTTATCTTTGGTAATCTTAAATGGGATTGGATGATAGTTCCATACGATGAAAGTTATACTGCAACAGTATTAGATATGATCAAAGAGTTCTGGGGATATGTTGCAAGAGATGAAGAACCAGACATAAACAGAGGAGAAGAACTATGAATAAACACATGGAGTTATGGAATAAAGTAAGCAAGACTGATGAAACATACACTAAAAAAGTAAACTTTGGTCGTGGATTTACAGCTATTGATGCTCATTATCAAATAAGAAATGTTACTGAACAGTTTGGAGTAGTAGGTGTAGGTTGGGGATGGAACTCAACAACAGAATATATTCATTTACCTAATAAAGATGTAGTTGTGGTGTCAGGTGTTTCCGTTTGGACAAACGCAAATGAGAAAAATATATTCGGTCCATTTAATGGATGTAAATTATTATACGATGCAAAAAAAGATAAGCTTGATGATGATGCACCAAAGAAAGCTATTACTGATGGCTTAACAAAAGCAATATCACATTTAGGATTTAATGCAGATGTATTTTTAGGTAAATTTGATGGAAATAAATATACACAAAATGAGAAAGGAAAAAGTAATGACGCAGGTTGGTAGACCTCAGGCAGACAATAAGAAAATGGTAGCGATTAATCTATCTCTACCGCAAGCAATGCTTGATGCAGTGCAAGCACAAGCAGACGCTATCGGAGAATCTAAAGGTATGATAATCCGAGCGGCACTAAGACAAATGTTTTCAGTACAACAACAAGGAGTAAACAATGACTGAATATGATAACACAAATAGCGGAGCAGTATTTAAACCAAGGGATGTTATGAAGATGATACTCCAAGGCAAACTAAACTTAGAAGGTAATGACAGAGATTTAATTGTTGTTAGCGATACATCACAAGCTGGTAAAAAATATATGAAACTCTATCAAAAGGTTGGCGCTATGTTTCCTAATGATAAAGAGGGCAATGAAAAAAGACCAGACTTTGCTGGTAAGTTAGAGGACTATGCCACTAATAAAGATATGGTCATTGCCGCTTGGACTAAGGATAAAGGTGGCAGTAAATATATGACCCTTAGTATTGAGGAGAAACGTGGAGCCTCACCATCACAAGAGTTAAAGGATGAGATACCATTTTAAATTGTCGTGTATTAATTAATCGGATTAATTAGACCACAAGCTGTGGGTTTTTAAGTAACTACTTAATTACCCACACACTAACGGAGGAAATAATGAAAAAGAAATACCCAAATAAACTAATAGAACAAGCACATCATTTAGCATTTGAAACTAAAACAAGTAACAAAGCTATTGCTAGGAAATTAAATTTAAAAGCAGATCAATTAGATTATGTTTTGTATACACTTAAACCAAAAGAAAAACCAAAGCCTAAAGAACCTACTATCACTGAAAGTTTCTTAGACTTTTTTATTGCGGATAAATTTAGATGACTACACCGCAACAAATAATTGACAGACTTAAAAGAGTAGCTAGTATAATACAGCTAGATGCTGTTGAAAAGAACAGGGCAGGAGTTAGGAACAGAGGCGATGAGTTGCTAGCTCTATTAATTTTATTAGAACAAAGTTTAAAGGAAAATAATAATGCAAGCTGATCCAATCTTTATGTCACGCAGAGACAAAGTATTACACGAAGCCAATGAATTAATAAGTAAAGATAGGAACAATCAGTATGGAGATCCCCAAAAGAACATGGAGTTAATAAGAAAAAATTGGGAAGAAGTCTTGCAATGTAAGATAGAATTGTGGCAAGTACCATTTATGTTAGCCGAAATGAAGATGGCTAGAATTAAAAGCGGTGGTTACAAGGAAGATTCGATAGTAGATTGTATTGGATATTTGGCATTAGCAAGTGAACTTAAAGACAAAAACATTTCCAAACTATAAGGAACAGACGTATGTTACAGGGTCTTACGCAAACCTTATTGATGCAATGGTATGTTACAGGAACCAACTCGGAATATCTCAAGAAGAACTTGCAGATAGGATTGGATGCGCTTCATCATTGGTGCATAAATGGGAACAACATAAGCGAGTGCCTTCGGGTTTCTTGTTTACCTGTTGGTTAGACGCTCTTGGCTGTGAGATCACGATCAACTTCAAAGAAACTCAGGCAACAGTCAGCAATATGTGAGGCGTGTGGAATTGATTCTCATTTATTCGTTGCTATACTTGCATCAATAGAACCAACAACACATTACATTATATGTTTAAGTTGTTATGAAAGGGATACATGGCAAACAGAAATAAACTTAAAGGAACTTACCACGAAAACTGGTTCGTCAAATGGCTTACAGAAATCGGTATCCAAGCCAAGAGAGTACCGCTCAGTGGTGCGCTCGGAGGTGAGTACTCAGGAGACATCCACCTCGAAGTCGGAGGAAGAAAACTGGTGGGAGAAGTAAAGTATAGAGACAAGTCAAACTTCCCTAGTCCATTTAAAGTATTAGAAGGTAGAGACATTGCCTTTTATAAGAGGAGAACGGGCAATCCTCAAACCCTAGTCATCATGAGTGGCGATCAATTTAAAAATTTTATGGAGAAAGAAAATGAAAGCAACAGTACAGAAGTTTAAAATAACAGAAGAATAAGA